CTGCCATAGCAGCTCCAAATGCTACCACCACAACAGCTGATGCTCCCATTCCGGCAGCAAGACCTAATGATAATGCTGTTAAGGCTGTCAGTGCTCCTACCGTTGCTAAAGCTCCGGATGATACAGCAGGGAATGCAGCTCCCATCAATAGAAGTCCTGCCCCAGCTACTGTAAGACCGGCACCAAGGGCCAGCGCTCCTGCTGCCAGAAGCAACACACCCGCTGCCGCAATCAGGACAGCTGCGCCAACTACCGTAAGTCCGGCACCTACCATTACAAGTCCGGCACCAAGGACAATGCATCCCGCTCCAGCTACTGCAGCCCCAGCGCCAAATACGATCATGCCTGCTCCGAGGGTTGCGATGCAAGCCGCTCCCTGAATTCCATATTGCACAATGGTCGGAAGCACACCTGCTACTATGGCAAGCCCAACGCTTGCCAGCAGCGCTCCAGTTGAAACCAATAATATAGCTACACCAAAGGCAACGAGACCTACCGCTCCGGCTGTCAATGCCGGTCCAAGTGCTGCTGCGCCAAGGGCAAGTCCGGCAATTGCCACAACCATACCAACCATACAGCCTATAGCAAGCGGTCCCGCATTCGCCAGATTAACAGCCGCCAGTGATAATATAGCAATCCCCGCTGCCGCTATCAGGACAGCTGCACCAAAGGCAATGAATCCGGTTGCTCCGGCCGTCATAGCAGGAGCCACATTTTTGGCAACAACCATTAAGCCTGCCACTGCAACCGTCATGCCGATCAGCACCCCTGCTGCCAGTGGTCCGGCTTGTGCGATTTGCACGGCCGAATATGCCAAAAGGGAAAATCCGGCCGCAATCAATGCTACTCCTGCGCCAATTGCTACAAATGCTTTTGCTGATTCTACGATAGTCCCTGACGATTCTTTGCTTGCAGTGCCTACCGCTTTTTCACCCGCTGCCACACCGAATAATTTACCTGCCAGTGTTGCTATTCCTTTTCCTGTCATACTTACAATTGCGCCCGCAAAAGTTTTGACACCAGGGGCGATTGCACTGACTATTTTAAAGCCTTTAAAAGCAACATATAATTTCGGTAACAGCGTAATTGCTTTTGCCACTTCTTTATCATGATCTTTTAGAAAATCCGCAAATGTAGTCAATGCACCTGTTGCTGTTTCCATGCTTTCAGAGAAATTATCCACACTTTCCTTTTTTCCAAATGCTCCGGTAAGTTCCTGTACTTCGTCAATAATCGCACCAGCTGCCTCTCCAAAGGCTGTCCCTACCTCTTTTGCATCCGTTTTCAGCACGTTCCAGTATGGAGATATAAGTTCAATTGCTTTTGGAATTCCAACGGACAATTTATCAAATCCTGCCTCCACCTTACCGGTCATCCCATTGATTGCATCAATCACTTTAGGCTTTGCGAACGTATCATAAAGCTTCATCATTCCGCTTACTGCAGATGCCTCCAAGTTGCCCATAGCGCCTTCAAATGTGGTTACGGATGTAGCTGCTTCTTTCGCCATGTCAGTCATACCAATGTTATTGATAGCCTGTCCGAGCATGTCTGCGGTAATTGCACCCTTTTCCATTGCTCCTTTGAAGTCGTTCCCTAATGTTGGATTCAGCTTAATCAACTCTTTCCGCAAGCCTCCAGCAAGCTGCGGACTGGCATTAATGATCTGGTTCCAATCCTGCGCATGCAAAGCTCCTGCCGACATTGCCTGTGAAAATGCAAGTGCTACCGAGGAATATTCCCTTGCACCTCCGCCAAATACAGCAACTGCATTACCGACTGCTTCCGTCAACTTGTCTGCGTCTTTTATTCCATTTGCCGAAAGTGAGCCGAATGTACTCATAACATCCTGCAGGGAGAATACTGTTTTATCTGCATATGTTTTTAATGTACCTGTGGCGCCGGCTATTCTCTGTATTTCCGCTTCGGAATACCCGGAAAATCTCATAGCTGCCTGCAACTTATACATGGAATCCGATGTTTCTATCGTCTCTTTCGACAAATCACTGACTGAATTTGTCACCAGCGACATCGCCTTTCCACCGATTGCAGCCATTGCACCGAATCCAAGACCGCCGGTGAGAGTAGTTTTCAGATTATTTGCATATCCCTGGCATGATTTCATAATGGATGAAAAGTTTTTGTCCTGCGCTGATAATATTGCTTTTACACTATACGATTCTGCCATCCTCTCACTCCTCTCTATCCAGCAGTTTGGTTATTCCAGCAAACCTGGATGGTTTCCTTCGATTCTTCATTTTTTTCAATTCTTTATCAAAATCAAAGAACTGCCGGAATCTCTTGTAAACTGGTTTGGTCTTGCCTTTACCGACTTTCTTTTCTGCCTTTACCGCAAAATTCAAAAATGCCTGACGATGTTCGTGTAAACTCTCGTCAAGCATCCGAAGCTCCAAAGCCTCCATCATAAGTTCATATTCCGCCAATGTCAGCTGATCCACCTGTTTAAATGACGTGAAGCCAAAATACCGGAAGCAATTCCTTGCTACGGTTGTATATAGGTCTTCCTCTTCTACTGCTCCTGAGCTTGCCGTTTCTTCGCCATCTGTTCCTCGTACTCTTTCAAGATCTCTTTCACTGCTTTCTTGGTAGCATTTGTTTTCGATAAAAAATCTTTTGTTTTCTCCATGAGCTCATCGATGTCTACTTCTTCCGAATCAATGTAAGAATCTAACATTGCCTTTGTTACTCTTGGATTCTCTCCCTTATTCGCCAAATCTAACAGATCTACCAGTGCATTCGGTTCCTGATCAACCACAACACTAGCGATCAGATACCTTGCTCCTATTTCTTTTGTGGTTCCCTGCATTCCCTGAACCGGAACTACGGTAAGCTTATTTGCTTCTCTTAAGAATCCCATCCCGAATTTAAACTGATATACTGTTCCATCAATAGTAAGTTCCATCATATTGTTTTATCTCCCTTCTGTGCGATGTCGCACATCAAAAAGAGGACGATTCTTCTCGCCCTCTTAAGCTCCTGTCTTCTGAGTGTCTGCAAATACATATGCTGCTACTTCCTGCTGTTCTGCAGTAACCGTTGCATAGCCATCTACGCCTTTTCCTTCCAGTCCAAATGTCAATGATAACTCAACATTATCCTCTGCATTGGATGTCTTATCGATTTCCGTAAGATATCCCTGGAAGTATTTTGCCTTAAATTTATCAGTCGAGCTTGCCTGTGGCTCTGCTAAGTTTACTTCCCAGATCTCCATCTTTTCGTCATCATCGAGTGCTGCTTCCAGCTCATCGATGAACTTATCTCCTTTTTTTAAAAGGCTTGATGCTGTGATTTCTCCTTCTGCTGCTCCCGGTGTACGTACTGTGCCGTCTTTTGTCACTGTCGAATCAGCGTCCTTCGACTTTGTACGTTCATTTTCTGTCGTAAATGCAAGTGCTGTTGCATCATGATCTTTCTCTGTACTCAGGATACGGTACAGATATACGATCTTTTTTCCTGCTACTGCTTCTGCAAATAACTGCAGTCCAAATAACTTTCCGTTCTTCACTATTGTCATCTCCTAACTAAATTTATATCCCACTTCCAAAATTCCCATAAGAAGCGGCTGTTTCGTTGTATTATCCGGCGTAATTCTTTGTGTTGGTCTCTGCATATTCCAGGCATAGTGCGCTGTATGTTCGATAGACCTGCAGATCTTTTTGATATCTGCTAAGATACCAGATACCGTTCCTCTCTGCCGTATATTATCATGCCAGACTTTCAACGTCAGATTAGCCTCGCCGATAATCTCATTTTTTGTAGCCTGATCACTCTCGGAGCAATCCGCCAGGTAAACAAAGGGATACGGCGTGTCCTCCGGCGGTAAATCCGTGTCATACACACCAACTCCCGTATCCTCATATTTTTCTTTCAATGCCATCAAAACAGCACTGAACAATTCCTGCTGTGGATCCATCTTATCACCTCACAAGCTCCTTCATATCTGCCTTGAACTTTTCCTTCTGTTCTTCAAATGCAGGACGTATATGTGGCTTTCCTTTCATGAATCTTGTTCCATATTCCTGATAAGCTGCATATTCCGCTGTTGATTCAACCTCTGCAGTCATGCCGCCATCTGTAATTTCCAGCGTAATAGATCTTTGTAAATAATGTGTATCTACCGGTGCTTCTTTTTGAGCCGTTTTCTGCAACTGTGCACCGTTTTTTTTCACAGTTGCTTTGACTTTCGATAAATCCATGTTTTTAGTCAGTTTAGCCTCCAACTTTTCAAAGCCTATCAGCTTTACTCCCATCACACCACCTCCGACACAACATATACTTGCTTCGTCCGGAGCTTTCTGCTGAAATCTACACCGTATGTTTTATTCCCTACGCGAATCCTGTCAAATGGTCGATCATAATGATTCTGCAGGTGAATGGTAAGGCTGCCTTCCTTAATCCCGGAATAGACAAGCATCATCGTATTCGTACCGGTATCCATGACTGAGGCAGACTTCATATCTTCCGATATCGTGTCTTCCCCGTAATTACCGGTAGCCGGATCATACTCTCCAGGGGTGAGTTTCTGGAAGTATATTGGTGTGTCATATCTCATAGGAATCTCACCTTACCTTTCTTTGATTCTTTCTGATCATCCAGATATGCCCGGATGTCATCCATATATCCCGCAAAATCATTCTCCGACCAAGAAAGACTTTCTCCCTCAACACTGTGAGAGGAAAGTCCTTCCGAACCGATTCTGTTGAACCGTATGATTGACACATCCAGGATGATATAATTCATCTCTTCCGGAGGTTCCAATCCCCCGAGAAGAAAGCGCAGTCTTTGCTTGGTGGCCTTCAAAATCAGCAATAGTTTATTTTCTAACTCCTCGTCTATTTCTTCCGGCAGTCCCAACAAGACTTTCAGATCTTCAATCATACGCTCCTCCTATTCTTCCGGCTCTTTATTTTCGGGCACCTTATTCTCAGATCTCTTCTTCCCGGCTTTTGGTGGTTTTTCAGCAGTATCTGTGTCGGCTGTATTGTCCGGATCCTCTTCCACCAGTTCGATCAGCGGCGTGTGCTGTTTATTGTCACTGCCGGCCAGTTCCTTGATTCTTTCCTCACTGACATCTACTCCCTCACGAGGGAAGATATCTCCCTCGTTATAAGAGTGATCGTTATCATGGAGATCGATAAAATGTTTGATTACCTTATACATACTTCCTTACCTCATATGCTCCTGGATTGACCGTTACAACTACATCACCAGAACGAACAGCTTTGTAGTTCTGATCACACTCGACCAGTGTGATATGGTGAGTTGCTGTCGAAGCAATCTCTGATTCACCGTCCCACTTAGACCAGTTCTTAACATCCATGCCGTAAGTTACTGAAGTTGCAGCTGCAGCATCTTTATACTTCCAGCAGTTTCTCATTGACATTAACTGCTCTTTCACTGTCAGCTTTGTGGTTCCTGCTTCTGATCCAGCCTCTGACGTTACGCTTAATGTTCCTAAGGTCTGTGTATCAGATTCGCCTACAGAAATGTATGCGATTGCATCTAAATATTCACAGAACAGACGTAAGCCCATGATTGCGAAATTATCAGAAATCATACGGCTGTATGTTCCCTCTGTATGGAACCCAATGAATCCTGTCTCTGAATCCGTTGTGAACGGAAGTCCTGCTTTTGCGAATTCTGAATCTCCCGGATCAACATAATATGCGATCATGTTGTTGAGCGGTGTTGCAATTACAACATTCTGCGGGACCTCAGAAGTAACAAATACCACATCCGCCCCAAGGAAATTTGTCAGATACTTAAACCCGAATGCAGTCTGCAGTGTAATATCTGCTGCACCGAGATACTTGTACACATCCAGAGTGTTTACCCAAACAGCTACTCCGGTTGCCGTTCTCTTCATCTTCTGGAACTTAGCCACAACCTTTCCGATCGCCATTGCAACAGCCATCTGCCAAGTTGTTTCGTGTCCTGTAAGAGATCCGGCTTTTAACTGTGCGTAGAATTTATCAGTCACTACATTCTGCAGATCGGACTTGAACTCATCATCCGTATCCTGTACTGCCGCCTCATAACCTTTTTCCGAAATGGCTTCAAGAGATACGCCTTTACGATATTTTTCAATCTTGATCGTATCAAAAGGCTTTTCTTCTACTGTGTATCTGGACATCGGGATTTCTTCGCCTTCTCCAACATCTCCTGACTGCAGTTCACCTTTTACCGTTTTGGTCTTTAATACCGAATTGTTTTCCTTCCTGATCATTCTGGTAATTCCCAGAATATCTAACAGTGCCTTCAGGTTCTTGCCAAAGGATGTGACAAAGTCAATCTCTCTGGCTTCTACCTGGATCTGCGCTTCTCCTGTCAGGTTATTCGGTGCTGCAAATACCTGCAGACCTAATCTTCTAATATCATGCATGTTTCATACTTCCTTTCTTACTGAAATAATGTGATGTTCTCAGCAATCAGCTTCTGTCTTTCTGACGGATTCTTCACTGCTAAGATCTGATCCTTTGTCATCGATGGTTTATCTCCACCATTGCCTGCTTTTGGAGGTTTCCCTTTTAAAGCATCTTTCACTGCATTCTGTACCGCTTCCTTGTACATGGTTGAAAAAGCTTCTACTGCCGCCTTGGTTCCATCTGCATCTTCTGCTACAAGGTTCATAACCAGTTCATCTGGAATGTTGATATCCTCATCTGCCAGCATCTTGCGAGCTTCTTTCGCCATGTCCGATCTGGCATTCTGGCGCTGCATTTCTTTTAGAGCATCCTCCGCTTTCTTCGCCCTGTAGTTTGCTTTTTCCTCGTTGGTCATCTGAGCAAGCTTTTCAGCCTCTGACACTTTATCGTCTGTCAGCGTCTTCCATTTGGTCTGTGCATTTGTCACAGCCGTATTAACAGCCTTCTGGACACGTCGGTCGAACTCTGACTGATTGCCTTCCAACTTCAGGAAATCATCAAATGACATTGTTGTGTTACCGTTATTTTCAGGATCTGCTCCAGCTCCAGCACCGTTTCCTTCTCCGGATCCGCCGCCGTCTCCTCCAGGCTCTGTAAATAACTGCAGGTTGCTCATTGGAATTCTCCAGTGATTATTCATGTGTTTCATCTTATCTATCCTTTCCGCCCCGCCCCATTCATTTAAGCCCAGGTCGTTGCATCTTGAATGTGTAGTTTAACGACATCCCGGTCACATTAAGTTACATGATCCGGACATACTCCGGAAACTCATCGGCGATCATGCAAATCCCAATGAAAAAGGAATCCACCAGAGTTTTTGACTTCTCCGATAGATCCCTATGCTTTATATCCACCCTTCCGGGAGATATCTCATATTCAATTTTATCTTCTGTCAGGTCCTTTACGGACTTGATCAGTGTTAGTGCAAGTGCTGTTACACCGGCACAGACGATATCTGATCCGGAAACAGCATAATTTGCATGCCCGGATATCTTTATTTCATCCTTGCGGACAGTTACTTCAATCAAGGCATCCCACCTCCTGAAACGTGGCAAAGATTTTCGATGATTGAATTGCTAACCAATCCACCATTTCTTCATTTTGCGCCCAAGCGGATATCATATTCGAGTTTGCAGATAAGCCGCTCTCTTCCAAATATGCATGTATAATTTCATGTCTCAGCACACGGTTCATATGTCGTTTTCTTCCTTCATCCGTGAAATCTTTATCCTTGTTTTTCAGAATATAAATTTCTCTATTACATCGATTAAACAAACCATCTGCATATTCTCCCACGCCTTTCAATCGCTCCGGATACTCGTCTACAAAACGAATATCGTAACATGTCCCCATAATACTAACATTCATATCTTGCAATCCTGTCACCTCCTTGTGCTAAAATGAGTATAAAAATACCACCAATCAATATGATCAGTGGTATTTAACCCCAAGCTACAATATCTTCTTTCGGGAAAGTGTTCTTTTCGCAATATTCTTCCAGACGTCTCAACGCATGTGCTGCATAGCTCGTATCATATCCGTCCGCTTTTTCTTCAATATCTCTTTCCCTTGTTGTTTTTCTAAAAATAACAATACCGTATTCTTTTGAATCTTCCGGATAATATCTGTATTTTACATCCGCTTCTGTAATTTCAATCAATTCAAGTCGCAACATCTGTCCACTTCCCTTCTACAAATTATTTTTATTTTTGAACTCCTTTAAAGCTTTTTGATAATTATATTTTTTCTCTGCCAAACGGTGTGCTTCCTGATAACTCATATGTTTTTTATTCATCAACTCGTATTCCAACCGTTCATGCTTCAGCATTATCAAATCATGCTCTTGGATGTTCTTTCCTTCACGCAATCTTCTGAACGATTCCGCCATATCATAATCTGGATCAAATCTTCGCCTTCCACCGTATAGTTCATGTTCTTTTATAAATACGTGATCATATACCTTGTTAATGCTCTTTTCCGACATTCCCGTATTATTCGCAATGGTCTTGACCATATTGTTCTTTTTGCTACGTCTCACGGATTCATAATATTTAATAGCGTGTGCATCTCTTTTAACATATAATGGATCATTCTTATCTGTAAGAGCTCCTTTCACAGCTCCTGAATTTATTATATCATTTCCTTTACCTTTTGCAATAGAGCTCTGATGTCTTCCGGTGGAACTGCTACGTTTTAACGTCTTTTCCAACTCTTCTTTAAATATTTTTGCAAATTTTCTTGGGTTCTTACATGTATAAGCCTCTGCAAATGCTTCTGCAAATGCTTCACGTGCATCTTTACTTCCATATGATCCCAAAACGTCTACCAGATTACTTGTTTTTGCTTTAAATATGTCTCCATCAAAATACCTAAGTAAACTACTTTGGACAATATCATAATCCTCCACTGAAAAGTTTTTATTCAAGCTATCTGCTATATAGTGGCCATACTCATGTGCAAAGAAATGTATTTTATAGTCATCCGATTTTGAATATGTTATCAGTTTCGATGTTGGTTTGGATTCAATAGATTTCTTCATAAGTTTGATTGATCTTGATTTACTATAATACGCACCTGCTGCCGTTTTTCCATTTTCTTTTAAATCATCAACGACAGATATCGAATTTAGTTGCACTTTATTTTTATTAAAATAGCTTGCGTGCTTGGCTTCAAAATCCGAAACAAAGTCCGCATATTTGTTTATGATTTCCTCTGGTAGCTCAGTCGATGAATTGTTTCTAAACTTTATGCCACATGATTCGAATTTCGCAATCGGATCTTCTTTGGCATTGGATTTATAATTCTTTTTTTCTTTATCATTAAGTTTCTTCCTTATTTTCTCAATTTTTTCAGCAATTTCTTTTGCTTTCTTTATTTCATTAGCATCAGAACCATCAAAACCTTCTTCTACACTACCAAAATCATTTACAAACTCATCATAAGAATATCCTTCTGTCAGTTTTTCGAAATCTTTTTCATATTTGCTTAATTTATCAACCAATTTTTCAGATTTCATAGAAGACTGCCAATCTTCGAAATTCAATCCGTGTTCCTGATAGCTGTTTATCCATTCCTCATAAACCTCATTATCCATATATGCGGCTGTGCTGCAATGACAGTTCGGATGCATTGGTGGAGCATTCTCTCCCGGCATCATATCATCTACCTTGAAATGCTTATCGTCCAGCCCTTTGCAAATCGGACATACATCGCCTTTTGTGCATGCAACATACACATACTCATCAAAGCCGTTACGGATAAAAGACTGCTTCTGAGCCTCTGTCTGCACTCTTGCAAGCTCTGTTACCATGAGTCGTTCAGCATTATAGGCTGATACTCCAAAACGCTTCGTTAGATGTCTAGCGAGTTTACGCGGATTCTCTCCTTTAATCAGTCCGGATGCAAGCAGTCCTTCCAACTCTGCTTTGAGCATACCATGATACATCCAAATGCGGTCTGAATATGTGGCATTTTTGAACGATGCATTCACAATTGCATGAGCGTACTTTTCGTTTTTCATAATACTCTTTCCAAGGATCCCCGCCTGCCTCCGGAATTCATCCAGTGTTCTCTTTGTCAGTTTCTTATCGAAATACTTTTGAAGCTCATCAAAGCCTGATACCATCTCCAGGCCAATGTTCGCCTTCAGGAGCTCTAGCCGATTCACTTTCATAGTCAGGTTGTAGATCCGCATCTCTTCATTTGCCCGATCGGAAAAATCTTTTGTTTCAACATATTTCTTTGCTTTCCGTTCATATGCTGCAATATCCAGCTTGCTTACTCTCTTCTTTGCCTCAGCCATCGTAATGCCTTCTTTAGCAGCATACTTGGTATAGAATCCGTTGATCTCTTTATTGATCTCGTCCATCATATTGGCATAGATCTCTTCAATATTTTTCTTGTACTGCACCTCCGAGATCTGGTTTTTCATGGCGTTTTCAGCCTCTCGTTTCTTCCAATACTCACTACTCTTCATTGCCATTTACGCCTTCTCCAAGTATTTTATTGAAAACATCGACCGGTTCCTCTCCATTTCTTTCCGCATATTCTTTTATGATGGTTATCATTTCCAATATAGAGTTTTCATTTCTTCCAAGCACCATGTACTCTGCTTTTTGATTTTCTTCCTGTTGTATTCGATCAATTTCTCCCTGCACATTGTCCACTACAGACAGTACGCCAAGCTGTGTCTCTTGTGATACGATTCCATCCAGATTACCAGCGATCTGACTCTCTTCCAGTACATTCGATGGAATATTCGGCGTGAAATGATAATGCAACTTCACCCAGTCATCTTCTTTCATTCCGGATACCGGATTCGAAAAGATCAGCTTGTACCGCCGGTTCATTCCGGATGTAAACTTTCGTTCTTTTGTCTTGGCCAGATTGCTCATTCCCTGCAGCTTATACTTCATGGCAATGCCGGAGCTTGTACCGAAGTTCTCGTCTGAGATATTCGCAACCATACCGATCTGGAATATTAATTTCTCCAGACGATCAATCAAATGTTCCTGTGTGGTATCTCCATCTGGCTTATTCAAAAAATCTACAATAAGCTGATTCGCATCTCCGTCAAAGTTAATAATACGATTATCCCGGATGTGCTTCACCTCGTCATTACCAAGCATAGTTCCAAGTATCTTCATGTAGGCATCCGCAAAATAATCTACATCATTTGATTTCTCACTGATTGCTTTGTTATAAGCATCAATCATTGACATTACCGGTTCAAAGATGCATGTGCGCTCCTTGTTCTCCACATACTCTGTAGCCGGCACCCCGTCAAATCCATGTATCTTTTCTTCTTCCTCCCATATAAGCTTTCCCTTCTGGGTAAACCAACGTATCTTCTCCGCATCTGATACGCTTCCATGCAGTACATCATTCGAATCTATGTACAGTCTAACGAAATACTGTTCCCTGCACAGCACCGAATCATCGTAGATCATAAAAGCATCGAACGGTGTCAGATATGTAATCCCGATATTTCCCAGTTCATCCACGTAATACATCTCGTATCCCTTGCCATAAATGCAACAGATCTTCGACAGCTCCGCATTGTTATCGTCCTGATCATTGTATTGATCCAGGAGCTCCACATATTTTTTGATGTTGTCTGCAGCATCACCATCCACAGATATCTTAATTGGATTCCCGATAAAATATCCGTTAAATGTATCCACCATATATTTTGCAAAGTTCACAGCAATACGATTGTCTGGTTTATAATCCGGCTTTGGCTTCTGGTGAAAAATCTGGTAGTCTGTTTCGTATGCATCTTTCAGATGTTTAAACCGAAAGGCACACTCTGCATTATGTTTTGCTATGAATTCATTCAATTTGTTATCTGTCAGCTCTTCCTCTGACGGTAATCGAAATAACACTTTATAGTCCTCCTTTCAGGTTTCTATTTAAACGAGGTTTATCCCCAAAGATTGTATAGACGAAGTATCTTACTGCGTCCATTGCATGATCATATTGTTTTATCGGCTTATCTTCCCCTCGTTCAGCGGCTTTTGCATCCCAAATGTAAGATGCAAACTCTTTGATCGTGTTTTGACAAACATTGGAAAAGATAATTTTAATCAAATTCAGCTTTGTGGACACCAGTCTGATACCATCTTCTACATCGTTCTTTGCTTTTATTACTCTAAATCCTCTTTTTCTCAACTCGGCAATAAATGAAGCTGCTGCCGGATCGACGATAACAGCTTTGATCTCTGTTCCATCTAGCCAGCTTTCCAAATCGTTTGCATATTCTGCATCTGTCTTTTGCCTTCCTTTGTCTCGTCCAGAGTAATAGTATTCTCTAGTACAGTACCAGACGCCATCTGTTCCTTTGTTCCACAGCAGGAAAACTGTGGCATTCTGTGTTCCATAATCGCTACTAACGTATCTATTGCTATTTATCAGCTTTGTTTGGAATTCATTCGGATCTTCCACATGTTTTTCGTTGTCGAACATGTCATAAATAACACCTTCTGCCATCGCCCACAAGCCGAGAATGTAACGTTTGTAGAATACCCCTCTGTATGTATTTCGGTATCTTTCTTTGATCTCATCGCTGAGGCTCAGGTTATCATCCATTACGAAATGTACGTATAGGATATTCTTGACCGGTTCATCTTTCGCCCTTAACTCTGCTGCCCGTTCTTTTCCAATGTATCCAACAGCTCGGTCTATCCAATTGACCTTAAACCAGTGGTAAGGTCCGGAAGGGTTGCAGTTAAACCAGAACTTCGATCCATCTACCGAACATCGGCCGGTAGCCTGATTCACGAAACTTTCCGGCATAAGCGCCACTTCATCAAAGAAGACTCCTGCCAGTGTGATTCCCTGTATCAGGTCCTGGGAGCTTTCGTCCCTTCCACCGAATATGTAGAAGTTATTAGTCGTTTTTCCTCTTGTGATCACTATCAGGTTGTCGGCTCTGTGGTCTACCACACCGTAGCCTCTTGCCTTTAGCATAAGTTTTAACCAAAACAGTACATTCCTTCGAAATGATCCGATGGTTTTCCCGCACATGGCGAAATTCTGTCCGTTGAACGTTTCCATTGCCCACATCACGTAGGATAGCGACATGCACACTGTCTTTCCCGATCGGATAGCTCCATCTGCTATAATCCCATCGTAATCTTTTACGGGCGACGTCGCACACCACCATGTCAGTACCTGTTTCTGCTTTTTTGAGAACGGTTTGAACTTGAATATCTGATTATATACTGTTTGCAGACGGCTTTTCTTCATAGCCTGGATCTTTTTCTTCAGATTTGTGATCTTTTCATACATCCTGATCACCCCAAACTTCTGAAGCTGTAGCGTTCATGGCATCCATGAATCCGTCGTCCGCTGTTTCATGCGATCCTCCATCCTGTTTCATGATCTGGAGTTCTAACTGCATCGTAGCAAGTTCTAACTTGGCATCATCGTAGCCAAACTTGTGGATAGCTTCGATTGCTTTCTGTTTCTTGGCCTGTACCCTCGTGAGTGCATCTTCTATCTGCTGGATCTGGCCAAGTATTCCGGCATATTCTTTTAGTTCTGTACAGTCGCCTTTTTCCAGTCCATCGGTGTATTTTACTACCGTCATTCCCGGCGGCGGCTTCTCATCCTCGTTTTGCTGTGTTTCGGCATTTTTTAATGCTTCTATTCGGTGTAGCATTCGATATTCACGTACTGTCAGTAGCTGTATCTCCTGCAACAACAACTGTTCTTTATCCAATCCAATCATGGAAGTTAGCTGCTGTTCTTCCCAATTCAGGGTATTAAAAAAGAGAGTTTCAAACTCTCCTGTTCTAACTGCATTCTTATTTCCTGGTGGTCCAGTTCCTCCATGTCCTTCCGCATTTCTATTCCCTGGCTGGCCACCCTTTTTTCTTTCCGAACGTTCGCTTTTCTTATCCGAACGTTCGTTATCCCATTTGTGTGTGCTCTTCCATCTACGAACCGTTCCTTCCGGCAAATTGAGTTTGCTTGCAATCTCAACTAATTTCACGCCTTTCAGATACATGGCTTTTGCCTCTTTGATTCGCGGATCCGGTGCCCTTGCCATGCATCCTCACCTCTTATTCGTTTCGTTTTTGAAATTTACATTTTTATATCAGAAAAGCACCCCGGAGGGTGCCTTAATGTTTTATTATCTAAGTAATTGTTTTATATATACATCTTTACTTAATTCTTGAATCATTGATTCCTTTTGATTGTTATATAAATTATTGAATTCTTCAGCATGCTCTTCAAAACCATGTCTTATCATGTTTATAATAATTCCTCTTTGTTCAAAGAAAATTGCTACTTCTTCCATTTCAGCCTCTCTTCTACTATGAAGTTTTTCGAAGATTTTATTAGATAACGCATCTTTTAAAGTATCTAATAATTTCCCAATAAGTTCTTTCTTGCTTCCATCACGGACTTCATCATATTGTATTGAGAATCCCGCGCTAATTTCATTACACATTTGCACAATTCGTTGAGACATAACCACTTTATCATATTCATCCGAATTATTTTCCGTTAAAATCTTTTTACCCATTGATTCCAACATAAGGTTCATTTTTCGTGCCAATAAATTCATGTCTTCAACAGCGCTTTTTATATTTTCATTATTATTGTTCTCTTTCAAAATTGCCAAATATTTCTTAAACATGTCAGACCATTGCTTGCTTAAAAAATCTTTGATTTGAACTATTTTATCAAACCCTGTTATTGGGAGAGCCCCAAGATTTTTTATCTCTCTGATAAAACGAAAAACATTTATATCTTTTACATTTTTAAAATTAATCTTTGTTGTTCCATGTTCAATTTCCTCATAATTCATCTCGTAAATCTCATATTCTACATATACTTTGCTATCTATAAAAACATATATAGGAATACCTTCACCTACAGCAGATTTAAACTCATTTCTGGTTATGGAAATATATTCCTTAAATTCATCTTTTACTTCACCTTCTGCTGGACTTCCATAATTACCTCCTATAATTAACAATACCATATCTGCACTACGCATTGTTTCATAGCAAGCTCTATCTAAAGCTCGACCAGGTGTGTATCCAATGTCTCCATCCTCAAACATAATTGGTTCAAAATCATGTGCTTTTATAAAATTAGACAAATCTTCCCTAACATATTTCAAATCATAAAAAGTCGAACTTACAAAAATACGTGGTTTCATGCTATTTCTCCTTAGTATTTTTCTTTTATAATACATCACTTATCACCCCTATTTCAACATTTTATGCTCTTTATTGTTTGATTCTTCCTAAACTGTGGCGAAAAAGACACCCGCGTTGCCAGGTGTCTCATCAAAAAAATACAATATAAGGAGAAATTAGATGTCCTATCGAGAAGCGTTCCTCTTTTTCCGTTTCTCAATGATACCATAATAGCACGGTTACTACTGACATTCTATGACATCTTTGTTTGGCATTTGAAAATGCGCCAGTGCTTTTCCGTGTATACGATGGATATGTCTCTCAGTATATTTCATGTGATCAGCAATCTCCCACCACTCTTCTCCTTTTATGTATCGATAATACAATACATCATCTTCATTCTGTGATTTCAACGATCTGATCCTTTGAACAATATCTGTATAGCTTTCTATCCTCATCTTTTTCTCATAGTTCAAATTATCTATCAGACCTTGGATCCTTGCTATTTCGCCGGACAGATCTCCTTGCCCTCCGAATCCATGCGGCATCCCGTCATAGTTAATAGCCTTAGTGGATTTCAACATTTCTTTCAGTTCATCTACTTCAACACTTATCCGCTGCACACGCCTTACATGTTTTCTGTAACTTCTGAGATAATCTTTTTTCTTTTCATTCTCTGTCTTGCTTGTCTGCTCCACCGGCATCTACTCCCTTCGTTATGTCTACTCCCATCTTCTTCAGATAATCATCCACCGTATAACTCTGATACGGCTTTCTGTGGAATCTCTCGCTTGCTCTCCTGTCAATATCTGATTCCAGCTCATCGTAATGTTGTTGACCTTCCAGTCTCTGTTTCTTCGTACTTCCTCTGTTCAATCATTTCTCAGCTCCTTCGTCGTTTTGTTCTCTCTCAAAATATTTCTAACATCTACCAATGCCTGACTGTATCCGTTAGACTCCCATACTTTCTTGGTCTCATAATCTGTAAGCTCTCGCTTCTGCTTTTCTTTAAATGCTTCTATATCGGCATCTTTCCTTTTGACCATAGAACGCTCCAACTGCTTCAAACACTCTACAAGAACCTCATTATCCATGCTTCTCCTTCACCCCAAATTTCATATCAATCACAAGGCTGACGTTTTCCCTTACCTCAACTTCCAATGTGCAGCTGTTTGTATTTCCTTCTACACAACAATCAACAATGTCTGCAATGGTTTTTCGGAATCCTTCGCTTACTTCTACATGCATTTACTGCTCCTCCCTGTATGGTTTCGGCAATGGCATCCATGCATTGACAAATATTCCATAGCTTGAATATGATTTTTCACCATCTCCCGGATAGAATGTACCGCCTTCATCATTTTCTTCATAGCGTCCGATCGCTGCCATTGTATAATTTTCAAATGACAACAGGACATATTCATCCGTATCCGGCAGTCTTTCACTTATCGGAATCCAGTCACTTTTTCTTTCTACCAGTTCAAAACACTGCTCTTTCCATCTAATCACATTTTCCAGACAATACGAGCCGAATCCGATGCAATCATCGTTACTGCCTATCTTTCTGCACTTAATGGTGTAATACGGTTTTTTCTTCGGTCCGGTCACTACAATGTCAATACTCTCTACTTTTATCTTTTCCTGTGTTGGTGCTGTTGGTGCATATGTATTATCCATACTATTCTCCTTTCTCGCACGGAGTCGGTAACGACATCCATGCGATTACTTTCCCATTCGGTTCACCAAAATCCCCATGCCATCTTCCCAACTCATTCAAATATAAGATCTCAATACGGTTTTCGCCTGAATAATATACTCCCCATTGAGCAAGAACTGGTATATTTACCTCCGGCAGTCTCTCACTACATAGAATCCATTTGCCAGGGACATTTGCATCCTTAGCATCTTCCCTGTCCTCATACATCGCCAGCCTATCCACCAACTCCTGTTTCTTGTTCGGGGACCAGTACCCTCGCTTTATACCGTTCTCTCTTTTATGTGTTAATCTCTCCATGATCTATTCCTCCACATCTTTTCTCTTCATTCGTGCACCCTTCTCATACCTCGTACATTCCTCTACCTTACATCCGCGGCTGTGTTTCATAAGTCCGGCATAATCACAACTGTTCACCGTTGGCCGGTTGCTCCGGAACTTACAAGTCTTACACAGGTGCCGGTCTGAATTGTCTACCGGTTCCTTTTCTTTCTTCCGGAATCTCGCTGCATGATACCCGACTGTTCCAAACGGGATACCGGTCCGATCAGCGATCTCACGATTGGTATATCCTTCCTCTACCAGTTTCCGGATTTTCTCTTTCTTATCTTCGATATTGTCCGCCGGAAGATCTATCGTTTCTTCTTCCATCCTTTCCTCCGGCTTCTCTGGGGGGGGGTAATACTTTCCTGCGTTTCATGCACTGCCCGAATGATTTCTTCCAGATCTACCTGATCAGCTTCTGTCATCTCCTGCACAGCCTGTTCGAAATCCGGATTTACGACTGCCGGCACATCAACCAGAAAGTGATTCTCCGGCTGATTAAGGATATCTGACAATGGCATTGCTTTCATACTGCCGTCTTCACCTATCCAGAGTGCTGTTACAGGTTTTCCTTTTATGTAATACTCCAATGCTTCTTTTAAGTTCTTCTCTACTAACATTGCTTTCTCTCCATCTATTTTTCAATCAGTCCCATATACATCTCTTGGTCATAAGATCTACCATCAAAATTATTAAAGTTATCCATCTTCTTTGTTGGTGATGTCTTCTTTCTTTTCTTCGTTTCCCGAAATTCCTTATAACCACCAGCCGTTGCCTTCTTCACGATGGCAATCTGTTCCTCTGTCTTATTACTCAGATTCAACAGATCTTCTCTCAGAGCCTGTACCTGTTCCGGAAGAATCGATCCATAGTTATGTTCCCGAACAAGAAGATACATCTGGAAAGCCGATTCAAGTTCCGGAGACTGAAATGCTGTATTATCTTTTTTATTTACTTTACTATTCTTTATAGGTTGCACATCATCATTTGCACCTTGCAAATAACTATTTGTCGGTTGCACATCTGGAAAAAGGCTGACTTTAACTAGGCCTTTGCATTCTTCGGGTTTCAAAAGCCAATATTCGCTATATACTGTTTTATTCCGCCGTTCCGAAAGCACTGTCCAGAAACGCCGTTGGATACCTCTACTGGTAAGCACTCCCCACTCATCAAATAACCTCTTGTCAAAGAGATCCACCTGTAAGCAGTAGTCCACAGTTTCTTTCACTGTACCGGAACTGATGCCGCCGCCCATCTTTCTTGCTGTAGTTGCACAGTCGTCATAGCCCCATTCATAGAAATACCCATTTACTTTATATGCTCTCTGACACAAAAAGAAGTAGATCCCGAATCCCTTCCAACCTTTTGCATCCAGAAGCTTATCTATCTTTTTATCACCATCAAATATATCAACCGACCAACCCGAATAATCTATTCCTTGTTTTGGTCGTCCTGCCACGCTATAGCTCCTCCACACTCTTTTGAGCGTTACATTTTCTGCATATCGGCATCAAATTCCCATATGAATTAACGATATCGCAAGAAATCATTTCTTTCGCACCTTTGTAAACCGATATTATATGATCAATTTGCAGATCCTTTTCTGATCCGCACAAATAACATTTCTTTCCTTTCTGTTCAAAAATGTATTTTCTTACATCTTTTCTGGAAATAAATCTATTAGACACATCTCGCAATGTTTTATATCGTATCTTGATATTCCGAGATTGTAATTTTCTTGCCGTTGGAAGATATATCCTGCATTTTGGAAACTCAGCCTCTTCCACCATGCTGCACCTTCTTTCCTATCCCTTATATTCTTCCACAGTAACGTCCAGTCCTTCCAACGAAGAATAGACTTTCTTTGCTACTACCATAACGATCTGTGTATCATCATGGTATGCAACACCGTTCAAGGCATCTGCTACAACTTTTACGATATTATCCATATCCGGCTTCTTAAGAGGAGGTTCTTTTCCATCTAACATCAAAGCCATCCGCTTCTTGCTTGTACTCTTCGGCGGAAGAAATCTCGCCACGATCCGAAGAGTTACCGGCTTGCCCCGTTCCAGGAACATTCCATTACACTTATTCAGGAACCGGTCTTTAATGTAATTCTCATACAACAGATCTGTTTCCGGTGTATAAGACATCGTTTTTCCGGTATGCTTATTTCTGACCGTCTTTGCCCTTGCTTTTCCCTGGGGCTTGCCCGGAACATGAAATGTCACAGCATTCATCCATTGCTCCTTTCTTTCCATGGGATAGCAATAAATAATCATCTATCCCATGGAATACTGCATAATCAATAAGTTACATTCGTGATACAATCCAAAAGGAAGTACAAACCTTAAGCAATGACTGTGATCTTATGTTTCTCTAATTCTTCACTCAGTTCAAACTCCAGATATTCCTTAATCTTTTTCATAACTGCATTCTTCCATAAACCACCATCAGCTTCTACCAGTTTAAATGCCGGTCCACGATCTGCATCCTTAATGCGGAAAACATAAGAACTCTCCGGCTGTTCAATTTCTGCAAATGTACGGTATGGTCTCAGCTTAACCGGATTTGGTACGATCACATCAGCCAGCTCCACGCCCGTTTTGATCGTTGTCTTCTGAGATACTCCGTCATCTGAATAATTGGCAGTTGTTCCGGATTTGATATTACCGGCAACCTGCATGATCGTAATGAGATCCTCTGTCTCTACAAAGTTTGCCTGCAGCTCGATCAGAAAACGTTCCTGATCATAATAGCTGTCAAACGAGAACTCATTTACAATCGCCCTGGCATCGATCAGAGTCTCTCTGTTTCTTTCATCAATCAGCCCGGAATATAACAGAACCTTTGTAGGACTTACCACATGGATAATAGAAGATTCCCTTAACTCTTCCGGTTTTCCTTTGATATAATCCACCAGTGCTGTCAGCGTATTCACCTCAATATCTGACGCCATTGGGAATCTGTGATATCTGGTAAGATCATTGTCAGTGCAATAGGTTCTTCCTTCAATCTCTACCAGCTTTGGTTCCATGCTCTTTTCTTTCAAACCTGTAATATACTGTAATGCTTCTTTTAATCCTTCTACCATCTTTCTTTTCCTCCTTACGCTTCTCTTCTTCTAAGATCTACAACTTTACTTCCAGCAGTGCCTACAATTTCACCTGTATCTGTATCCACTGCCTTGCCTTCAACTTCCACTACGTTCTCAGGAACAACTCCCGGCACATCATTTACCGACATCTGCCCCGGGATCTGGTTACCCATTTCAATTGCTTCTACCTCGCCGGTCTGCAGGTTCTTGCCCATACTGAAAGCAGTAACAGCTCCGAGTGCCGGTGCAAGTGTTGTCTTCGTCTGTACACCGGTAGCAACAAAATTACGCTCTGCATTCGGTTTAAATGCAATTGTGACTGTAATCTTTCTTGTAGCACCGGCATCCGTGTTAGGGTTCTGGATGTTCTCTGTCACCTCTTCAATGGCTCTGTTCACCTGTGCAGAAAATGCTCCATTTGCAAACTTTTCTAAATCTACATGTTTCATCGCTTATGTACCTCCTGTGTTATTTATTGAAAAACTCCGCTTCAATATCGGATACTTCTCTCTGATCTGATTCTTTCTCAGGATCCGGTGCTTTCGTTTCTGGCTGCACCTCTTTGATCTCCTGTTCTGCTACAACATTATCGTTGTCCAATTCTTCTGCAGCATTTTCTACATAGTCTGCAGATCCATCTTCCTGAATAACTGCCATGTCTTTATCAATTGCCTTCTGCAGATCGATACTCATGGTTCCCCATTTACTGATCAACTGACGAAGCATTGTTTTGTGCGCCATACCATCAAAATCTTTGAACCAGAATGAAGAATATTTCCATAAATCTTTTTCTGGAATTTTCCCCTGTTCTAACAGTTCCAACGATTTTGCTCCACCATTCTTATAGAAAGCAAACGAATATTTTTCTGCATGTGCCAACATTTTCTGTTTCGACCAATAAATACTATGTCTATATCCATTCACTTCCTCGAACATTGCATAATATCCGATTGTCGGAGTGTTTTCTCTTTCATAGTCATCTTCGATCAGATTTACTTCCAGTTCTTCTTCCAGCGGATTATAAGAAATCAATTCTCCTTCTTTTATAGAAATAACATTGATCTTTTTGTATACCCCACTTCTCTTAGCCAACTGAATATATCCCTTATATCCGAGCTGAAACTGTGCTTCTTTGCATCCCTTTTTCTTATTGTCAAAAGGCACCATATAAAACTGTCCAAGCTGTGGCGACGGCGAAAGATTCAAGGCCTCTCCCAACAATGCTGCCGATAAAATACTTGGATTCGTACACTCCTGCAACGCCGGAGTTGTCTGGACTGCAGATACAATACTGGAAATGAATCTTGTTCCATTCTTCCCACCTACAATACTATTAATCTGCTTCTTAACAGCATCCTGCGTAAGATATGCTGCCAGTCCTGTTTTTGTCTGTCTGTTCGCCAAACTGTTATTTACTGCCATGCTTTATTCCACCTTCCCAAATTTTAAATTGTTCTGTTTCATGTAATCACGTAATGCCAGAATCTGTTCTTTAGTTCCCCATACACGGAAATCTATTCTCATGACCGGTTCTGAAACAACTCTTGTATAGTCATTCTCCTCGGCTTTTTTAGGCGCATCATGAGTATCCGCAGCTTCTTCCGGATTCTCTGACTCTTTTCCTGTATCAACTTCCTCTGCTTTTCTTCTCTCTTCCTCAGCTTTCTGTCTGGCAAGCGCTTCTTCCTTTCTCTTCTGAATGTCAGCCAGCTCCTGTCCTTTCTTGATTGCCTGCGTAAGATCCAGTGTCTTCTTATAGACTTCCATTGCTTCGAAGCTGAATTCTGGCAATCTGCTAATTGTTCCAACTTCCTCTCCGATTCTATACATCGTTTCTTTCATCTGGTTTTCTACTTTCGACAGCGCTACTGATGCATTCAGCCACTTCTCATCCCAGATCATTTCAAGTGTCACAAACTTCTGGAAGCCGATAGATTCAAATAGTTCCTGGACTGCCTTCCGCTTTTCCTCTCTCTTGATCTGCTCAACTTCTTTGATCTGAATATCAATTGCACTGATCTGTTCATCAACCAGCGCAAGAACTTCTTTTACTTCTTTTTCAAATCTATTACATGGCTCCATGCACAGCTTTTTAACACGTTTCCGCTCATCGTCAATTGCCCCGCGAAGCTTATTTAAATTTGCTCTGTCTTTCTTCCCCTCTGAAATAGTCTCTTCTGTAAAGACTAATCCTTTATACTCTTTCATCTTATCGGCAATTGCCGCCTTCAGTTCTTCATTGTTCCACTTGATTTCCGGTACAAATCCATTCTCCTGTGGACTGAAGATTTTTAATTCCAACATAAAATACCTCCTATATTTCTGGGAGAATCAGTGGAGGCTTTCTCCCACTCTCCACATATCTCCAAAATTTTTCTTCTTCCTGCTGCAGCATTGTAAGATCAGCTTCCACATCTCTTCTTTCGATAAAGTAATGTTTGACTGTTGTACGCTTTTCGTTGCCCCAGTCGGTATTCAAATGCGCTCTCAGAACTACGAACTGCCAACCGGTTACCAAAAGATAATGCAGTACCTGTATGTAATAATTATCCGGAATCCGATCCTTCCATTTTTCGTACTGCATGGACTGCAGGATATTTGTAGTTTTAATCTCTAAGATTCCCTTGCGACCTTCCTGATCGGTCAGCTCGCCATCAAGAGACGCCTGCATGAACGAATGGTCCTTACTCTGCAGAATCCGGAATTCATGATGTTCTACCTGATATTCCGGATAATCCAGTTTAAATAATTCCCGGATGTATTCTTCTGCTTTCTTTCCATAAATCACACACGGCTTGTCCGAAATGTCTTTCGGTATTACCCTGCCAATCTTTTCTTCAAACAGATCAATATTACTTTTGTATGGATTCATCCCGACTACAGCACTTGCATCGCTGCCACCGATCCCGTTCATTCTGCCTTTTAACCACTGTTGTTCATTTTTGAAATCATAAGCCTTAAAAATATCATTCATATCTGATACCCTGTTTCCGCACAAAGCTGCAATGCTCTATTCCGGTGTTCGCTCTGGTTCTTTAACTGCAGTTTCTTTTTACTTTTCTTTTCCTCCTGGCAGTCACGTGGTTCTCCAGGATCTAAATTTGCGCCGCATAACGGGCATTCGTTGTAATACATTCTCTATTCCTCCGCCCAAAGGCTGCCGCCGCACCAAAAGTAATCCGCAGAAAAGCTATATTCTTCCCAAACTACTTTACTTGGATCCATGTTGCAAATATGATCACCATCTCCTACCGGCAGACAGTTCACACAATTCTCGCAACATCGGTTATCCGGTTTCGCCTTCTTCTTTCTTCTACTCATTTACTATGTTCTCCTTCTGCAATACAGGAAAATCTTTCAGCATCTTTTCCATCCACTGCTCTGCATCCCGATCACCCAAACCGATAACATCCATATCAAATCCAACCAGCAGGCCTAAAATCACATCTCCTACAATAGGATTCCCATGTTTGTTCGTGTCATAGAAATAACATCCCATCGGATTCACCGGAAGATTCTTCACAAGACCTTCTTCATCTACGATCATGACTACTTTGGTTTTGAAATAATCCAGCAGTTTCTGGGTTCTCACTAACTCTACATATCCGCCAACTTCTTCTCTCAAACTTTCATGATCAAAATTCAGATCGATGATTGATATCTTACTATCCGTTGTAATTTTCAGCGTCTTCATCTTTTCTCCTCCGCCTGTTTAATGGCTTCCTTTGTAATACTTACCAGAACTTCCTTTGCCAGTTCTTCTGGCATATGTCCGCGAAGTGATCTATACATTGCCGCTGTAACTCCTTTATATTCCTTTATCAGTTCTGCTCCTGATCCAAGTAGTTCTACCTGACATCCCGTTATTCCGCTACAAACGGACTGTGATGTTGCTTTAATCATTTGACTAATTCCCTTTCTTCTCATATAATATAGTTGACTAATTTTCTGAGCGCCCAAAGCTTGCCGGCTTATACGGGTGCTCTTCTTATTTCCACGTCAGATCAAAGATCTGTCTTAACTGATCCGGCGTATAGATTTTTGCTGATGGCACCGTCACACAGCTGATCAGGTAGTTTCTCCGCACCTCTACGGTATTCGAACCCTTACTGATCGCATTTAAGTGCTCCTGGATTCTTTCCAGTTCTTTCCGGAATTCATGATCATCCATCAGTCTTGGTATCTCTTGCAATGTCCTCACCCCTTTCACTTTGCAAACAACCAGATAAATAACACTGCATCGAATGCAAGTCCGATTGCTCCGCCAATCAGCAGATCAAACACCACTTCCCGGACGATTCTCTGCCATTTTGTTCTTGGTCCTCTTCTTTTCATGCTTGTCCTCCCTTCTACCGCCTAAGCGGTTTTCTCTCGTTCGTATCCCAGAAATCCAACAGCTACACGATTCAGCTCATTCACGATCTTTACTCGTTCTTCTGCAGATAATGTAGCCATGTCTCTCTCTACTCCATCGATGATCACGATGTTTATATGTTTCAAACTGCATCACCTCTTTATAGGTTATGTATCACTGTTTGTACTTGTTGCGGTTCTCTTTTGTCTTTTTTTGTTAAATCAATAAATTCTTGTAATTGGTCTCGGTTTAATGTAACAAGTTCTTTCATAAGTTTTAATAAATATGGCTTTGCTTTCAATTCATTCATTATTTCACTTCTTGCTTTAAATATCTCCGACTCTCTTTGCGCTTCCTGATGAAAGTCAAACCATCGCCAATATGCCGCCGTTTGTCCATCAATGATATTTAATTCATGACTAAACAAATATTCAATCTTTGTATCAAACAATCTAGCTAAACCAAGTGCTTCATCGTAAAGAATCTCTTCTCTCCCAGTTAATTTACTCCACACTTTCGAATCATCTTCTTTACGATATCTTCCCAACCCTATATGTTCAGCAATCGTACAGATAGAATAAGTTGACTCCTTTACCTCTGCCATAAGATTTGGATACTTGTAAGTGCTAAGCATTTCATTCGTTAACTCTGATAATCTCATTGACTATTCTCCTATGCTAAAAATTTGTTGATAAAATACTGCTGACCTTTGCCTGTCACTTTGGTTGTCTTATTGATTCTGACTGAACCATCCGGATTATTTACTGTACTTTCTTTAACCTCGAACAATCCGAGTTCCATTGCTTTCTGAGTCGGCATATTCCAATCAGCGCCTTTTCTTTTAATCAGATAGCTATTTTCTCTAAGCCACTCAAAAAGCCTTTTCTGACCGATCTCAACACCATTTTGCTTCAAAAGCTTAGCAAGGTCTCCGATCAAAATGGATGTATGACTCGTAGATACCGCATCTGCAAATATTTCCTTAGGTTTCATTCGCTCAATTTCATTGCTCTGCTGTTCAATAGTTTTCTGTGCCTCCAGTACCGCCATTGCCAATAGCTCTTTCC